GCAACATTTTGTCGTATCCATCACGTTATAGAGGCCCTTGCACCTGGGATATCGCTGCCGTAGCCTTTACGTCACAGGCCGCATGCCGATTCTGCGTTAAGATCGGGGTATCCCATCACCTTACGAGGGACACCCAAACCTCAAATGAACAATACAAATTCTAAATTAATTGACGTTGAGGTTTCTCAAGTCCGCGGATCTGCGGCAGCGCCCCGTCATACGGGTGCTTTACTTCCCGGTAAATCCCGGCGTAGTCCTGTACGTAACAGAAGAGATGAACGGCCATCTATCAAGGTATCGCGCGATCACGAACCTGCATCTGGTATCCTTCCATTTGCTAAACCTGGCACGAAACGCCGCACTTACAAGGTTACATTCCCTGTGAGTGAATCACAAAGAAAAGTTCTTGTGACAATGTACCCAGGTTATGATCTTCAATTTTTGTCGAACGGTGTTCGACACTCGCACCCCTGCTTGGCAATGGCTCGTTACATTGCTGAGAGGGAAATAGTACAGAGTTACTCCCACCTGTTTAGTCGGCGACATCCGTTGTTGGATGTCGGGCTCAGCTTTAGGAATATTTCTGACTCAAGGATTCACGGTTGTGAATGCTCAACATCCGTCCGAGCCCTTTCAAGGTTGAACAACATTGCTAGGGAGCTCAGACGTCGTAAAACCAAATATAAACTAACAACTTCTGTGTCAAGGAAGTTGCCCGGTGATCGATGCTACACCTATTGCACTCATAATGCAATGGTGTGTGATTGTGTGGTACCTGGTGCAGCCTTGTTCACTCACAGTATATACTACAATAACCCATTTGATGTTGCGGTTATTTTGAGTAAAACTCAAAACAAGATTGGCTTTGCTATTTACCACCAGTTTGTTGGTAATAAAGGCGTCTTTTTTGAAGATGATACTGGGGCAGAAGCTCGATGGGTTAGGAACGTGGGCCATGGTGGTATGCCAGATCTTATCACTATGAAGGTCCATGGTAATGATTGGGTTTATGAACATCCGGCAGTTGACTGGCTTGGTCAACCCGAACACAAAGTAAAGATTGGCACAGAATTTTTTATTCTTGTTGTCAGTCAAATTCAGTCGGAAACGACTGGTGCTGTTCGAATGTGCCAACTTGAGCTTTTACCTTTTGCAGGAACTCGCCTTACACGTACAAATTACGTTGTTGATGACGAGCTTTTCAAGGTTGAGGAAATCGACCCAGAGGTTGCCCATTTTTTACCAAGCGGTATTGTCAATACTACGTTCTCGCGTGGACTTCGTTCCATTCAGCACGTGGAGAGTGGCAATGCTTTCCCTGTAAAAATGGCTACCAATCTTGAACGTTACATGTTCAACAAGGAGATAAGCCCAGCCACCTGGTTGGCTTGTCTGACTAGGGCGCAGGCTTTGGCCACCCCTACCTTGTACAAGGAAATGAACAGTTCAATTAGTAACCAGTCTATTGTTGATAGCTTGCCATACGTTGTTACGTATGTGCTTATGAAAAAGCTTGCTTCTACAGAACGAATGTCTCATGCGCTACACCCGAAGTTTTCTGGGGAGGTTGCTAGACATAATGCGCTCATTAAAGGTAACTATCCCTTTTGGGCAATTCGTCTGAATATGCTTGCTCTTTTCATCGTTAGCATCATTGGTATCTTCCTTCTCATTAGGTTTTCACCTCTTGGGGAGATTCTTGGTATGCTTTGGGACTCTGTTCCCACCATTGCAGTTGGAACACCTATACATGCAGCATCTAACTACCTTTTTGGTGTGTTATTTGCCATTGCCGGTGTCTGCCTCTTTGCGTACCTTGGTAAATATGCTATCGTTTCGTTATTCCACGTTGGGTATTCTATGCATGTCGGTTTTGAGTTCAGTGGCAATCCAGCCGTTGCTCCTGCTTGCATTGTAATACTCTTGTGCATCATTCTTCTATCACTAAGGCGTCTTTTCAAGAGGCGCAAGCGTGACAAGAAGTATGCAGTATGGGATGTTTGGAAACGTTCATATTTGGAGAGAGAGTCCATTTTGGTTGAGACACCATGTCGGAATGAGGCCTTGCGCTCATTTAACACTGTCATCAACCCATTGGATTACCCAATGAGAGCTAAGACCAAGTTCAAGATTGTTGAGATGAGTGATAAATCTCACACAGATTCAATACGGCCAGTTGGCATTGTCTTTGCTAATGCTGTACCCTTTGTGCACTCTAGTTCCCAGTGGAACTACGAGGTTGCCTTCAAGACTCGAGTTTTATGTCAAGTCCCAGCACCGAAGTTGGGTGCTTGGGAATTTCATTCGTATCTTGTTGACGGGTTACTACCATTAATACAAGGGCCAACTGGGCCAGAGCCTATACGGACTTATAATCCGCATGTGTTTTGTCAATCTGATACTTGGGCTGAGCCTTCATACAATGATTGGGTATCTAGATTTCCACCTCAGAAGAGGGTGAAAATTCATGATTGGAGGAAGAGGATTCTCGAAGGAGACTGGAATTTCAAGGATTTGTACTACAAAGCCTTCACGAAAAGAGAAAAGCTTATCGGTATCACAACTGACCCTTTTGTTGGTCAGCGCCCCAGAGTTGTACAGGGGTGTTCTATGCTTGAGAAAGTTGCAACTGGACTATGGTTTTACCAGTATGGTAAGGCCATGAAGTTTGTTTGGCACATATACAACCCTATCTGGGTTGCTTCTGGAGCCATTACCAATGAATTTAATGAATGGTTTAGATTCCACGTTGAGCGCCTTGGCGGCGTTGACAACTGTGTGTTTATTGGTACTGACTTCAGCAAATATGATGTCACACAAGGGAAAGATTGCAAATCTCGCGAACATGAATGGTACCGGCAACTTGGCTTCGTGTCACACATTGGTGACGATTTAGGACGAGCCATTTTGAAAGCACGCCACAAACTAGTCGTGTTTGGTTGTGGG